CTTCTGGATACTTCGTAAATCTATTAACTCAAGATGAAAAAGATAGAGTGTTAGAGTTAAATAATATAGACCTACAGGTTTATAATTTTGTAAAAAACAAGGAGGCTACAAATGTATGAATACTATGTAAGAAAAGTAGAGAACGTAGTAGATGGAGATACTATCGACGTTCTAATTGATTTAGGGTTTGATATTTTGTTTCAATCCCGTGTGAGACTGGCTGGTATTGATACCCCTGAGTCTCGTACAAAGGATCTTGCTGAAAAGGCTCTTGGTCTTGAGTCTAAGGAATACCTAAAGAAGCATCTTAAGGATGCTAAGTCTGTTGTAATTAAGACTGAAAAGATGGACTCATCTGAAAAGTATGGTCGCATTCTTGGTTGGCTATATGTTAATGGAGACACAGAATCTGTCAATGATAAGATGATTAATGATGGGTATGCTTGGGGATATATGGGTGAGACAAAGGTCAAAGATTTTGATGCTTTGAAGAAGGCCAGATCAAAGTCAGGTAAGTAATGGACATCAAGAAGCAAGAACTCTTGAATCATCTATTAAACCAGGGAGCAATTCAGATGGCTGATATTGACTATGAAGGCAATGTTCTTTATAGCATTACTGATAAGTTGCAGCAGGTCCATCCAGATCTATATGCAGAACTTAAAGAGCAGTACGAGGACCATATGTTTAAACTTATTAAAAAGGGGCCATCAACAATGAATTGGAAGATCAATGTCTGAAGCAGGGGATAAGATCGAAGACTTGATCTTGAGTGGTGCACTTGAGGTTTCTGGAATAGATATTGACACTGGAGAGATGCTATACAACTTTACAGATAAGTTAAAAGATATTAATCCAGATCTTTTTAAGGATATGTCAGACTATATTTCTACAGAGACTATGGCTTTATGGGCTGAGGGATTTCTAGATATAGATGTGACTGAGACAAACCCTATGGTTAAACTTACCCCAAAAGCGTTTGATGACGCTGAGGTGGACAAACTACCTAAAGAAAAACAATACACCTTAAAAGAGATTATAAGGATAATTAATCTACAAATGTAGTATAATTAACTTGGAGAAACTATGGAATACTTTTTGGGTTCAGTGATAACTATGGTAGCAATGTTTTTTGCAACCAGATTAATCTCTTCAGAAAAAAAAGTCCTAAGAGAAAACCCTTTCAGATATAGCCAAAGCCATATTCACGAGATTGTTTCCCCTTTGATCCCGCACCTAAGAGAATATAAAAAAATCATACCAAGTCAGTCAAGAAATCAAGAAGAAAAAACAAATATAAAGGTTGTTATTTTTGATGACAAGGCTTACTTTGTAAAGGATGCAACATTTTATTGTGCAGAAATGCACGGTACAGAGATAGACGGAGCCAACGCAACCGTAGTTGACACGATAGGTATGGATAAGGTACAATTAGATAAGATGCTATTTATAATGGATCAACTTAGAGACGGGAAGAAAAATGATAGTGGGGATTCAAGGGACCAGTAGTTTTGATGACTACAAGGTTTTTCTTAGAGCCATGGCAGTTACGATGTCTTCTTTAAAGGAAGACGATCCGTACTTCTATCTTTACTCTGCAGGCCCTGCCAACATTAACTTGATGGCTATGGAGTTTGCTAACCTGTCAGAGCGAGGGTTAAAGGCTCGTGGTAAAAGCATTAAATATAAGCCTGTCCCACCTTCGTGGATTACAGAAAATATTTCAGACATAAACTACTTTGCTTTTTTAAGCAAGGAAAGAGAACAAGTATCAAAACTTGTTGAAGATGCAAAAACAAATAATGTCGAATACGGCATTTTTAGGTACTAGGAGATCATAATGCAAATTAAATCATTAGAGAAAATGGAAGCAATTGTTAATAACAACAAGGCTTTAATGTGGGATGGTTGGACAGTGGTTAACTCTTATCCTTCTGAGAAGGGTAGAACAGCCCCACAGGGGGCCTTCGTGGATGGTAAGTGGCATCTACAGCGTCGTTTCGTACCTTCTAAGAATGGATGGGATATACCAGACAAGTTTGTGAGTTAATATGCCAAAGCATGAATGGAAAGATGATGCTTTGTGTTTAGATTACGACACAAATATATTCTTTGAAAAGTATGAAGATGATGAACTTCTAAGACCAGCAGTAGACAAACTTTGTTCTATGTGTCCAGTGTCTAAGATGTGTTTTGCCGTTGGTGTTTCTCAAAAAGAGTGGGGAATCTGGGGTGGAGTCTACCTTGAAAGTGGACAGATATCTAAAGAGTTCTCCAAGCATAAGTCTAAGATAGACTGGGCAAATACTTGGCAAAGATTAACAACGGAGCAATAATATGGAACAATGGATGAACAACTATGCATCATATGTGCTTGCAGGCAGTGGTGTTGCAGCAATATATTTTATTGGAAGAAAGCGCATATGGGGATGGATCTGGGCTACTCTTAATGAAGCAATGTGGATATATTATGCAATAAGCACTAAGCAGTATGGTTTTATATTTGCTGCAATAGCCTATTCAATTGTTTATATTAAATCATATTTGCACTGGAAGAGAGAAGATTAATGTACACAGACTCAATGAGAAGAGCATTTAGATCATTAAGAGGACCAAAGGGTTTTCAACTACAAATAGTTGACCACGATCATTTCTTAACAGTAAAGGCAAGTGAAAAAGAGTTCATGAGCCTGTCTGGTGAAGAAAGAAAAGAGGCCGTGGAGTATATGATTCGTGTAAAGAAAGCACTAGAAGAGAATGGGGCAATCGTAATGTTGGTTAGAGAGGGTGGAAAAGAAGAATGATAGAGTTTATTTCTTTTTCAGTAGTTATATTTTTATTCTTTATGCTGCTTGTAAGATATGTTAGACTAAGTTTAAAACTAACTGCAACTACCCTAGAACTTATCAAGGCACACGTAGATAAAAACCTTATTGCTGACAAACTATCTGAGTTGGCTCAGGAGCCTAAAGACAAACAGGATCCTGCAGCAGAGGCATTCTTAAAATTTATTTCAGATTCTAGAGACTGGGCCTACCAGTACATTGATGAAGTCCAGCAGTCATTAGATAAGTTTATTTCTGATGTTGAGCCAGAAATACTGTACTTTGATACCTATGGAGACCTAATGTCAGCAGAGCCAAACTATAATTCCATGAAGAAAATATCAGCCTCAGTCAAAGAATTGAAGAAGTTGCTACCAGAAGATGGTAAAATAGATACATGATAAAATTCAAGTCGTACGAAGATCTAGCATTTAATGCTTTTTATTCATGCCATGTTTCTGAATGCGAACTTGAAGCAGAAAAACTGTATAGTACAGAAACTCAAATCAGAGATGTCTGTATAAATCATTATACAGAACTAACAAAGTAATATCCTAGGAGGAAAAAAATGAACCAACAAATCAAAAACGCACTAGCGTCATACGGAAGATCAGTTCTTGGAGCAGCAACAGCAATGTATGCTTCTGGAGTTACAGATCCCCAGACACTAGCATACTCACTACTTGGAGCACTTGTGCCCGTTGTATTGAGAGCAGCCAACCCTAACGATCCTGCATTTGGCAAGATGCCATCAGTAGAAGAGGTAGACAGAGTAGTTAAGTCTGCCAAGGTAGTGAAGAAGGCACCAGCAAAGAAGACTGCTGCAAAGAAGTCATCTGGTGGTGGCGCTAAGTCATCTCGTAATGCACTATAGAATATAGAATAAGGCTAGCAGGCTTGTTATTTGACAGGCCTGCTTTTCTATGCTATAATATTTATACCTGCCCAATATGGGGGGAATTAAATTATTCGCTTGAAAGGGGAATAACATGGTAACAAAGTACGCTATGGATCTATTTAATGATCCTTTTTTTATTGGCTTTAACAGAGAGTTAAATCGCCTAAATACTGCACACAAAACAAACTCACAGTCATATCCTCCGTATGATCTTCTTAAACTAGATGAAGACACATATCAGATCTCGCTGGCTATTGCTGGTTTTTCAAAGGAAGATATTGATGTATCCGTAGATAATGGAACACTAATTATTAAGGGTGAGATTGTAGAAGTAACAGATGCAGAGGTAGTTCATAAGGGAATCGCAGGAAGAAAGTTCGTAAGATCTTTTGCACTGGGAGAATATATGGAAGTAACTTCTGCAGAACTTAAGGATGGCATGCTGCATGTTCATGTAGTACGCATTGTTCCTGAAGATAAAAAGCCTAAATCTATTAAAATTAAGTAGTATAATAGATAACATTCCGCTATGAGACTTTAAAAGGTTTTACAACGGATGCTCTTATGAGAAGAGAGTTAGCAGGAGTTGAATCTTCGTGGCTAATAGACCTGAGCAGTCGTCTATAAACTGCTCATTATTCATCTAAAGTTATTTGTTTGTTTACCATTTATAACAAAAGTTTATAGTGTTGTCAGATATACTATAAGTATGAAATTTAAATTCATTGCTTTACCAATAGCATTAGCCATATTTGCTAATGCTTTTTTTATTACCCCTTCACATGCTGATAACCTTCAAGGTGCTGGATCTACATTTGCTGCTAATTTTATAGACAGATGCAGGGTCGAATTTATGAAATCAACAGGAGATTCTGTTGTCTATGGAGCATCTGGCTCAGGTGCTGGAAAGAATATGTTTTCAAATGGAGTAACAGACTTTGCTATGTCAGATGTTCCTTACTCTGGTACAGAAGTAAAGCCATCAAAAGATTTTACATATGTTCCATTGGTAGCAGGACCAATTGGAATTATCTACAAACTTGATGGATATAGAGTTACTATTAAGATGAGCAAAGACACACTTGCCAAAGTTTTTGCGGGACAAATAACAATGTGGAATGATCCACAGATACTAAAAGAAAACCTAATAGGAACAAGACTACCAAAAATACCAGCAACTAAGATTAGGGTTGTATATCGTGTTGATGGTTCTGGAACTTCAGAGGTTTTCACTTCATATCTTAATGCAGTTGCTCCAACAATCTGGACAAAGCCAGGAAACAAAAACTTTGCAACCGCATTCCCTGGAGATATATCTAAGCAGTACATGAACAGTGCTTCTGGATCACATGGAATTGCAATGGTTCAGGGAACTACAAATGGATCTATTGGATACAATGAGATATCATATGCAAGAGGACTAAAGACAATCTCTGTTGAGAATGAGGCTGGAAGGTTTATACAGCCAACAGTGAGTGCAGCGTCAGTATTCCTTGGAGACTTTGTCCCAGACAAGAGTGGCGTAGTTAAAATTAATTACAAGAACCCTAACAAACTATCCTACAACATATCTACATTTACCTACGGTGTAGCATACAAAGAAAAGAACTCAAAGAATGATTCAGTTAAAAAATTCTTCAACTTTATGCTTGATACTTGTGGAAAGAAGGCTGAAGATCTTGGCTACTCCCCAATAAGAGGTGCCATGCTAAAGTTCTCAAAAGCAAGAGTAGCAGAAATAAGTTCAAAGTAGCAGTATAATAGAAGTGTCCCACACAGGACCTTAGTGATGGATTAGTTACCCATTGGATATAGACCGTGGCGCAAGTCAGGTGAATTGCTTGTGTGGGACCTAATATTTTGCGGTATAATAATAACAATGACTGACAAAGAGTTAGACCATTATAATAAGCAGCAGTATAAAAAGATGCTTGCTAAGATAAAAGAGGATTCTGGCTGTGTAGACTGCGGGGTTGGCAACCATATAATCCTAG